CTCTGGAACAAATAGAATAAGTATAGTTGGAAGCTCAGGCAACGTCGGTATTGGAACAACTAGCCCACAATCTATACTTCATGTATCTGACGCTAATCCTGAGTTAATACTAGAAGACACAAGCAATCCTAATAAAAATAAAATTCAAAATACAGACGGCAATATGAAATACCATGCAGACTATGACAGTCAAATGGGTAATTCTAAGCATATATTTTTTATTGACAATAGCGAAAAGCTAAGGATAAATACAAGCGGCGACGTCGGGATAGGAACGACTAGTCCTAATTCCAGACTAGAGGTAAACGGAGAGATTGATGCCAATGGAGGTGATGGTTATAAAATAGACGGTAGACCATGGGCTAATTGGGGTTCAGATTTACTAACTCTAGGTGATTGGGACGGTGAAGGATATGCTACTCGTATAATGGGCAGTAATTCGTCAGAAGTGATGAGGGTTACTGGAACAAGCGTTGGTATTGGAACAACAGCTCCAGGCGCTAAGTTAGAAGTTAATGGTAACACCAGAATTGTCGGAAGCCTACAGCTTTACCAGGGTAGCACATCTAATCAGTATCTTAACATTTTGCAAACGTTTGGTTCTACGTTTATAAACACTGGAACGTCTGGTGAAACAATTTTCATCGGTGCGCCAATTGCTTATCAAGCGAACCTGCAACTTCAGGGTGATTTTATTGTACGAGGAGGTTCATCAAGTACGTCTATTCAAACAAAAACTTCTTTAAACGTAACAACAAATAAAATTGTAGATACCGGTATTTCATATTTTAATGCGGGCAACGTAGGTGTTGGAACGACTAATCCTAGCGAAAAACTGGAAGTTGATGGACATATAAAAGCAGTAGATGGATATAAAGGTTATTTGCCAGCGTTCCAACATGGGGGTTTTTACCATAGTTCATCATCAAGTTCAAATAGTATATATTGGATTCCTACAAACTACTTCTCAGAAACAACAAGTTCTCAATATTATAATAATTGGATAGCGCCTTATGGTGGGCGAATTAAAAAAATAGTAATGCGATACGCTAGTGGCACAACACCCACTGCAACGTCTGTAACATTCAGATATGCAGTAAACGCTACTACATCTATCAGTCAATTCCCGGCAACTATTACCAATGGAGCATCTACAAATATGACTGCCACAAAAGAGTTTGGCGATACAGATATTACTTTTAATGCTGGTGATAGAGTTCAAGTTGGATTTACTACAAACGGCGGCACTAGATTATTGTATGGATTTTCATACACTGTAGTACTCGAATATAATATAACTTAAGATGGCGAATATAAACGACAATATTAGAGGCAAAAAACTCTACAAAGAAGGATCTGAGGGGCAAGAAGCTACTAAAGATTCTAATGGTGAAATTGTAATATCTAAAGAAAAGGCTGCGGAGTTAGATTCATTAAATGATATTAGCGAATTATTTAACGATGATGGCTTATACCAAGCTAATAAATTTTTATTAAAGCAAGTAGAAGACTTACGGACAGACGTAGAAGAGTTGCACACATTTATAAAAGACGCTTTTGGTAAAGATTCAACAAGTGCCGCGTCTAAAGGGGACACAGGCGCAACTGGGCCACAAGGGCCACAAGGACCAAAAGGCGATACAGGAGCAACAGGAGCAACAGGAGCAACAGGAGCAACAGGGCCACAAGGACAAGCTGGCAGTAATGCTTCTGTAAGTGGGTTTAAAGGTCAAAAAACAGTTGGCAAAGAAACATGGACATTTGAAGACGGTTTGTTAAAAACAGTAAAATAAAAAAATTATGACATACGATTGGAATTGTAAAACAGTAGATGTGCACCCTCAAGCGGAAGGCGAAACAGATGTAGTATATAATGTACATTGGATTGTAGTAGGAACAAAAGAAGATTATTCAGCAACAAGTATTGGAACTCAAATAGTATCAGTAGATCCTGAAACTGAGTTTATTCCTTTTAAGGATTTGACAAATGAAATAGTTGTCGAATGGGTGAAAGAAGCTATGGGTGAAGAACAAGTTCAAGCTATTGAAGACGGTATTGCTTCACAAATAGCTGAATTAGAAAACCCAACTTCTGTAACTATGACAATAGAAGATTAAAGTAATGCGTAAATACGTAATACTTAACTATATGTTAAACACTTAAATTAAATAAAATGGCAAAAAAAATTAAAAAAGAAGAATTAGAAGAATTAAAAACATTAATTAATAATTTTAATAAATTACAATTAGAATTAGGAAGGTTAGATATTGAAAAGCACCAAATATTGCATAGGGTTTCAGAATCTCAAATAGGGTTGCAAAAATTCCAAGACCAACTGAAAGACGCTTATGGCGATGTTAGTGTTGATATAAATACTGGAGAAATAAAAGAAAATGTTAATAAGGAAGATTAGCATTGGGTCAAATTATAAGAATGACGCCATGCACTATTCTGTAGGTCAGGAAGTGTATGGCGGTCATACTATATATAATATAATAGAAGAAGACGAAAAGTACTCTATATATATTAAAAAGAAAGACGAAGTACTGCCATGGAAAGATTTTAATAAGAATATGGCGGTATCTGTAGAATACAATCTAGACTATTAATGAATTCGTTGTTAGATTTTATAGTAATTCCTAAGGGCAAAATTACTACTTCAATAAAAAATGTAAACAATAAAAATATTATTTTAAATACTGAATTGCAAAACCATAACTACGTTAATAGAATTGGTGTTGTAATTGCTGAGCCTTTAATTAATAATACTAATATTAAAAAAGGCGATGAGATTATAGTCCACCATAATGTTTTTAGAAGGTTTTACGATATTAGAGGTAAAGAAAAAAATAGCAGAAGTTATCTTGAAGAAAATAAATACCTTGTTAATCAACAACAAATTTTTGCAGTTAAAAAAGAACAATGGGAATGTTTAAAAGGTTTTTGTTTTGTAAAGCCACTAAAAGAAGACAAGATGTTCTCTATGGATTTTGAAAAGCCTGGTATTGGAATTGTAAAATATACAGATGGCTCTATTGAAAAAAATGCCTTAGTAGGCTACAAGCTAGGTTTTGAATATGATTTTTACATAGATAAAGAAAAATTATATAGAGTGCCCGCAAATCAAATTACAATCAAATATGAATATCAAGGAGACGAAGAAGAATATAATCCAAGCTGGGCAAAAAGCAGTTGAGGAATTAATTAAAGTAGCAAAAGAAGCTATTGTTGATTCAGATGATGACATATCAGCCGATAGGCTTAAAAATGCTGCGGCTACTAAAAAGCTAGCTATATTTGACGCTTTTGAAATATTACAAAGAATACAAGAGGAAGAAAATCTTTTGTTAAATAAACCAAAAGAGGAAGATAAGATTAAAGCCTTTAAGGGGTTTGCTGAAAAAAGATCTAAGTAATGTACGAACCAACTTTACTAAAGATTATAAATCCTATTAAGCTAAATACTATATCCAGATTAAATAAAAGCAAAAAATGGCAGTATGGTTATAGCAAAGAACACGACGTTGTAGTTATAAGTAAAACCGGTCAAATAGGAGATATTTACGAAATACAAGGGCTAAAAATAGCTTTACCAAAAAAACCAATTAAGCTAGACAAAACCCATAATAAGTGGACGCCTGAAGAATACCCTAAAGAGCTAAAAAACATAGCCAGTGTATTTGACTGGCGGGATTACCCGGACGACTTTAAAGAAAAATGGGAACTATATATAGATGAACAATTCAAGCGAAGAGACGAAGGCCATTGGTTCAATAATAAGGGCATGGCTACTTACATTACTGGCGCTCACTTTATGTACCTGCAGTGGTCCAAGATTGATGTTGGGAAACCAGATTTTAGAGAAGCAAACAGATTATTCTTCATATTCTGGGAGGCTTGCAAGGCCGACTCGCGATGTTATGGAATGTGCTACCTTAAGAATCGTCGTTCAGGATTTTCGTTCATGTCTTCCGCAGAAACCGTTAACCTTGCAACAATATCGTCTGATGCAAGATTTGGCATATTGTCAAAATCAGGTTCTGATGCTAAGAAGATGTTTACAGACAAGGTGGTTCCAATATCAGTCAACTACCCGTTCTTCTTTAAACCGATCCAAGACGGTATGGATAGACCGAAAACGGAACTCGCTTATAGAATCCCCGCTTCCAGGCTTACCAGAAAGTCTATTCAGAATAAACAAGACAAGGAATTACTTGAAGGACTTGACACGACAATCGACTGGAAAAACACAGGGGACAACTCGTACGATGGGGAGAAATTAAAGCTACTGGTACACGATGAAAGTGGAAAGTGGGAAAGACCTGACAATATACTAAATAACTGGAGGGTAACAAAAACGACTTTGCGTCTAGGAGCTAGAGTTATTGGTAAATGTATGATGGGATCAACATCAAACGCCTTAGACAAAGGAGGTGAAAACTTTAAAAAGCTTTATAATGATTCTGATGTTACCAAACGAAATAGAAACGGACAAACTAAGTCAGGATTATATTCTTTGTTCATACCTATGGAATGGAATTACGAGGGATTCATTGATTCTTTTGGGATGCCTGTATTCGAAACCCCACTTGAGCATTGTGAGGGGCCATATGGAGACGTTATAAACGTCGGCGTAATAGAACATTGGAATAATGAGGTGGAAGGATTAAAAGGCGATCAGGATGCTCTAAATGAGTTCTACAGACAATTTCCACGAACAGAAGAACATGCGTTTCGTGATGAAACTAAAAATAGTATATTTAATTTAGTAAAAATATACGAGCAGATAGATTATAACGAAGATTTAAAAAATAGTAGCGTTGTTACTACCGGAAGTTTTTCTTGGGAAAACGGCATTAAAGATACTAAGGTGAGATTCACACCCAATCCTCAAGGGAGGTTTAAAGTTAGTTGGGTTCCAGATTATAGTTTACAAAACAGACAGGTTATAAAAAACGGTGTTAAATATCCGGGCAACGATCATATGGGAGCATTTGGCTGCGATAGCTATGACATATCAGGAACAGTAGGGGGCAGCGGGTCGAAAGGAGCTTTACACGGGTTAACCAAATTTTCAATGGAAAATGCACCTCCTAATCATTTTTTTTTAGAATATATAGCACGGCCACAAACAGCTGAAATGTTTTTTGAAGATGTTTTAATGTCTTTAGTATTTTATGGAATGCCGTTGTTAGCTGAAAATAATAAACCTAGATTGCTGTATTATTTAAAAAGAAGAGGATACAGAGGCTATTCAATGAACAGACCGGATAAGCTATGGAATAAACTTTCCGTGGCAGAAAAAGAAATAGGAGGAATACCAAACTCAAGCGAGGATATAAAGCAGGCTCACGCAGCGGCTATCGAAAGCTATATAGATAAGTATGTAGGTTTGCTAGATGATAACACCTACGGCACTTTGTATTTTAGTTCAACATTAAATGATTGGTCTAAGTTTGATATAAACAAAAGAACAAAATTTGATGCTGCAATCAGTAGTGGGTTGGCTATTATGGCATGCAATAAAAACCTTTATAGACCAATACCCTCAACACAAAAACAAAAACTAAATTTAAATATTGCTAAATATAACAATGGCAGTAATATTTCAAAAATAATAAAATAAGTATGGCTGAATCAGTTGTAAAAAGTTCTTTTCCTAGTCAAGTTGCTAGTGATGCTGAAAAAATTTCTTCGGAATACGGCTTAAAAGTTGGGCGAGCAATTCAAGACGAGTGGTTCAAAACAGATTCTGGAGCTAATTCAAACAGATTTGTTAGTAATCAACACACTTTTCATAAATTACGATTATACGCAAGAGGCGAACAGCCTATACAAAAATACAAAGATGAGCTGTCAATAAACGGCGATTTATCTTATTTAAATTTAGATTGGAAACCTGTGCCTATTATTCCCAAGTTTGTAGATATCGTAGTAAACGGTATGGCAGAAAGGAACTTCGATATAAAAGCATATTCTCAAGATCCGTATGGAGTGAGCAAAAGAACACAATATATGGAAGATGTTCTTAGAGATATGCACGCTAAGGATATAGCAGATTTTGTACAAAATGAATTTGGTATATCTATATTTAAAACAAATGTAGAAGACCTGCCTGAAACAAAAGAAGAATTAGAAATACACATGCAGCTAACTTACAAGCAAGCTGTAGAAATAGCGGAAGAGCAGGCGATAAACACTTTGTTAGAGGGCAATTCTTATGATCTTACGCAAACAAGAACTTATTATGACTTAACCACCATAGGCATTGGAGCCGTAAAAAACAGGTTTACCTTGTCAGAAGGTGTTGTCATAGACTATGTAGATCCGGCGAATTTAGTTTATTCGTATACGGAGTCGCCCTATTTTGAAGACATATACTATGTTGGCGAAGTAAAAGATATTACTATTAACGACCTTAAAAAGCAATTCCCAAGCTTAACAAATGATGACTTAGAAAAAATAGCTAAGACCTCTTACCAAAGTAATAGTTTTTATAATAGACCATTAAACAACTCCGCGTCTCCAGACGTTAATACTGTGCAGGTACTGTATTTTAATTTTAAAACCTACATGAACGAGGTTTACAAGGTTAAAGAAACCGCTACGGGAGCTAGTAAAATAGTTTTAAGAGATGATCAATTTGATCCACCTGTAGAAATGTTAGAGGAGCAATTCGGCAAGCTTTCAAGATCTTTAGAGGTTTTATACGAAGGAGTATTAATACTGGGTACAGATTATTTGTTAAAATGGGAAATGGCTAAAAATATGATGCGCCCAAAAAGCGACTATACTAAGGTATTAATGAATTACAGTATTGTTGCCCCGCGAATGTACAAAGGTAAGATTGAGTCTTTAGTAAGCCGTATAACTGGCTTCGCCGATATGATACAGCTTACACATTTAAAGTTGCAGCAGGTTTTGTCTCGTATGGTACCAGACGGTGTTTACCTTGATGCTGACGGCTTGGCTGAAGTTGATTTAGGAAACGGAACAAACTACAATCCTCAAGAAGCATTAAATATGTTTTTTCAAACAGGTTCTGTAATTGGAAGATCATTTACACAAGAGGGAGATATGAACCCTGGTAAAGTGCCTATTCAAGAAATAACAAGTGGTTCTGGAGGTAATAAAATGGCGGCTTTAATTAACACTTATAATTATTACCTACAAATGATCCGGGATACAACGGGTCTAAACGAGGCTAGAGACGGTAGCACGCCTGACTCAAGAGCTTTAGTAGGTATACAAAAAATAGCAGCGGCAAATAGTAATACAGCTACAAGACATATTCTTAATGGTGGGTTATACTTGACGGCTACATTAGCTGAGTGTTTATCTCTTAGAATATCTGACATATTAGAATTTTCGCCTACTAGAGATGCTTTTATACAAAAAATAGGTGGTCACAACGTAGCCACTCTTGAGGAAATGAGCGACTTACATTTATATGATTTTGGTATATTTTTAGAGCTTACCCCTGACGAAGAAGAAAGACAACAGTTAGAAAACAACATTCAAACAGCTCTGTCTGCCGGGTTAATAGAGCTCTCCGATGCTATCGATATACGAGAAATAAAAAATATTAAATTAGCTAATCAGGTATTAAAGCTAAGAAGAAAGAAAAAACAAGAGCGTGATCAACTGATGCAACAGCAGAACATTCAAGCTCAAGCTCAAGCGAATGCTCAAGCGCAACAGTTAGCCGCACAGGCTGAGGTGCAAAAAAACCAGGCCTTAAAGCAACAGGAAATAGAGCTAAAACAAATTGAAGCGCAATTGAACGAAAGGAAAATGCAGCTCGAGGTACAATCAAAAATGCAATTAATGAACTTAGAATTTCAGTATAATGTGCAACTAAGAAACATGGACACTCAGCAAAAAGATACTGTTGAAAATTCTAAAGAAGATAGAAAAGACCAAAGAATAAAAATGCAAGGTTCCCAGCAAAGTGAACTAATAGATCAAAGAAAGAATAACACACCTCCTAAAAATTTCGAATCCAGCGGAAACGATATATTAGGAGGGGGATTTGACTTAGGTTCTTTCGAGCCCAAGTAATAATAGTAATAGTAGTAATTTTATAATATTTTATCATGGAAAACAAAGAAAACGAAGCAACTAATCCTGAAGAAATTACACAGGAAGCGGTGCAAGAATCAGGCCCCGTAACAAAGGACGCCGATGGCACAATTAAAGTTAATTTATCAGAATTAAATAACACGGAAGAAAATGCCATTCAAAACGAAAGCCCAGATGACAGCAATGATGTTGTCGAGCAACCCGAAAACGAGACAAGTAGCAAAGAAGTGGTTCAAGAAGTACGGGAGCCCGAACAAGTCGAGGAATCAGCACTTGAAGAAATAATAGAAGAAGAAGTTCAAGAGCAAACAGAGCAACTAACAGAGGATGTTGCTGAAGCAATTGCAGAACAAAAAGAAACAGGTATTGAATTACCTGAAAATATTCAAAAAGTTGTTGACTTTATGAACGAAACTGGCGGTAGCTTAGAAGATTATGTAAAGCTAAATACCGATTATTCGTCATTAAATGAAACACAATTGTTAAGAGAATATTACGAAAACACAAGACCTCATCTTGACAAAGAAGAAATTGACTTTTTAATGGAAGACAATTTTTCTTATGACGAAGAGTTAGACGAGGAAAGAGATGTGCGTAAAAAGAAAATAGCTTATAAAGAAGAGCTAGCAAAGGCTAAGAATCATTTAAATGGATTAAAGTCTAAATATTACGAAGAAATTAAAGCTGGATCAAAATTAAATCCAGAACAACAAAAAGCAGTTGAATTTTTCAACCGCTATAACAAACAGGAAGAGGAAGCTACGCAGCAAAAAACTACGTTTTTAAATCAAACCAATCAGGTTTTTAATAAAGATTTCAAAGGTTTTGAATATCAAGTTGGAGACAAAAAGTATAGGTTTAATGTTAAAAATGCAGGTGAGGTAAAGACTACTCAAAGCGACATTAATAATTTTGTTAAGAGGTTCTTAAACGATAAAAATGAAATGTCAGACGCTATAGGTTATCATAAATCATTATTTACTGCAATGAATCCTGATGCGGTCGCAAAGCACTTTTATGAGCAAGGTAAAGCCGATGCTATGAAAGACAGTATGGCTAGAACGAAGAATGTCAATATGGATCCGAGAGGGGTTCATGAAAATACGACTCTTCAAAACGGCTGGAAAGTGCGATCTGTTAATGGTGTAGATTCTTCCAGATTAAAAGTAAAAATAAAAAAATAAACAACTTAAAATTAAAATACTATGAGTTTTCCTAGTCCGGGTATTGGTGCCCAATTAAACCACCAAACTCCACGTCCTACTAAAGGTTTGTTTGCGGACAACTACCTTTCATTAGCTGACATGGATTTTACACAACAGTTTTTACCAGAAGTGTACGAAAAAGAAGTAGAAAGATACGGTAACCGTACTGTTTCTGGATTCTTACGCATGGTAGGAGCAGAAATGCCTATGGCTTCTGACCAAATTGTATGGTCTGAGCAAGGGCGATTACACATCGCAATGGATGACTGTTCAATTACAGTGGCACAAGCTGGAAATAACACTATCCAATTTACAGCCGATGCTGCTGGAACTGCTGGGTTACAAACTGCAGCTCAAAAAGCACAATTGATTAACGCAGGACAGACAGTTATTATTGCAAAAGACGGAGTTGTCGTTAAAGCAAGAGTAACAACTGGAGGCGACGGCACAGCTACAACCATAGTGGTAGCTCCATACAACGCTCAAGACTTGAATGCACTTTTACCAGCACCTGCTGCTAACATTACTGATGTTGCTGTATTTGTTTATGGTTCTGAGTACAAAAAAGGTTCTTCTGTTGTTGCAGCACAGCCAAATGCTAAATTCACACAATTCAGTAACAAGCCTATTATACTTAGAGAAAAGTATGCAGTAAATGGTTCAGATGTTGCTCAAATTGGTTGGGTTGAAGTAACTACTGAAGCGGGAACTGGAGGATACCTATGGTACCTAAAGTCCGAGCATGAAGCTAGATTACGTTTTGAAGATTATCTAGAAATGTCTATGATTGAAGCCGTACAAGACAACGGTGGAGGCGGCGGAGATTCTGCTGGTGATAATGGCTTTACTGGATCTGAAGGTCTTTTTGCTGCTATCGAAAGCAGAGGCTTAACTTTTAATGATCCTGATTTTGCGAACGCAACACCAGCTACTGGTATTGGGGAGTTTGACCTAATCTTAGGAGAGTTAGATAAGCAAGGAGCTATTGAAGAGAACATGTTGTTCCTAGATCGTAGCACTTCTTTGGATATCGACATTATGTTGGCTGGTCAAAATTCTTATGGAACTGGAGGTACATCTTACGGTGTATTTGAAAATTCTGAAGATATGGCGCTTAACTTAGGATTTAGCGGATTCCGAAGAGGATCTTACGATTTCTACAAGACAGATTGGAAATACCTAAATGATTCAACTACAAGAGGAATGATAAACGACGTTCTTGGAGTTATTGTTCCTGCAGGGGTTTCTACGGTTTACGACCAAATTTTAGGACAAAATATTCAACGACCATTTTTACACGTACGCTACAGAGCTTCTGAAGCTGACGATCGTAGATTAAAATCTTGGATTACAGGTTCTGTTGGTGGTAACTACACAAGCGAAGAGGATGCTATGAATGTTAATTTCTTATCAGAAAGAGCATTATGCGTTCAAGGAGCTAACAACTTTGTTATTCTTAAAAAGACTGATTTTACAGGATAAGACATAACAAATAAAAAAGGTAATGCTTACCCCTGATGTAACTTCGGGGGTAGCTATTACCCTTATTAATTATTTAATTTTATTATATCATGGCGAAAAAAGCTGAAGCAGTAGAAAAAACTGAGGTTGCACCTCAACCAAAAATTACAAAAAAAGAAAAAATACAACAACCATTAGAACCAGTATGGGAAATAAAAGATAGGCTTTATAATCTAGCAGATAGATTAGGAAAACCTATAGTTTATTCTTTAGCTTCTAAACACAGTGCTAAGTTTCCTCTACTATATTTTGACGAAAAACTAGGCTATCAAAGAGAACTAAGATATGCTACAAACCAAAAGTCCGTATTTGTGGACGAGCAAAAAGGGCAATCAACTTTAGGCAGAATAGTTTTTAGAGACGGAAGGTTGTATGTTCCAAAGGAACAACAAAATTTACAAAAACTACTATCTTTATACCACCCTTTAAGAAACAAATATTTTTCTGAAGACAAGCCAAGAGAGCAAGCAATGAACGAGGTGGAATATATTAACTACGAAATTGAAGCTTTGCTAGCCGCTAAGGAGATGGGTGTTGAAGGGCTAGAAGCAATATTAAGAGTGGAGTTTGGTGAGAGGGTAGATTTATTATCTTCTAGTGAATTAAAAAGAGACGGATTAGTTTTTGCTAAAAGAAACCCTATATTGTTTTTACAACTTGCAAATGATGAAAATGTAGAGTTAAGAAATATAGGTATAAAGGCGGTACAGCAAGGAATTATATCTTTATCACAAGATCAAAGAACATTTTCTTATGGCGAAACCGGTCGAAAATTAATGACAGTGCCATTTGACGAACATCCATATTCTGCGTTAGCAGTATTCTTTAAAACAGATGAAGGTATGGACGTTTACAAACATATAATTAAAAAATTATAAGTCACTAATTATAGTAGCTAGGCCGCTGTAATAGTGGCCTAATTACTATAACCAATAATAAACAACAATATGCCAATAAATGTAAACACAGTATATCAAAGAGTTTTAGGTATATTAAATAAAGAACAACGAGGGTATGTAACCGCTCAAGAATTTAACTTGTTTGCCAATCAAGCTCAGCAAGATTTATTTGAGCAATACTTTTATGATATAAATCAATTTGGTAGATTACACGGCAATGATACCGAGTATTCAGATATGCTAACCATACTTGATCAAAAAATAAGCCCTTTTAAAACATCCGCGTTATTAACATATAACCAAACAAGTCTTCACTTTGATCTTCCAACCGATCTCTACAGGTTAGGAAGTATTGTATATACTAATACCATTACAGATGGGTTTACAGCTACTACGGAGTTAGTAGAGGCCGAAAGAATTAATCAAAACGAATTATTATACATAAACTTATCTCCATTAACAAGGCCTGTTAATAGGCGTCCTATATACGCTCAAGACACACAGGGTGTTAAGGTATACGGTGATGCAGAGCTTACATCAAGCGTTAGCTGTAATTATATTAAAAAACCAGCTACTGTGCAATGGGCATATCAAATTGTTTTTGACGAACCTTTGTATGACGCCCCAAATTCGGTAGACTTTGAGCTTGAGCCCTCTGAAGAAACGGAATTAGTAATAAAAATACTAGAGTTATCTGGGCTTTTGATTAAAGACTTCAACATGTACAATGCTGTCAATCAAGAAGAAGTAGAAACTATCCAACAAGAAAAATCATAATATATGCCATTAATAAATATAACTAACGAACAGTATTACGAAGGCCCAGACGGTGTATGGAATAGCTTAGATGAGGATTATGGTGATTACCAATATATAACTTTAAAGGACATTGTAAATAACTTTGTTATAGCCTATGTTGGAGAAGATAAAATAATATCTAAAGTAAAAAGATCTGACATCGCATTCCATGCACAGCGTGGTATTCAAGAGTTAAATTTTGATACCCTGCAATCTATTAAGTCGCAGGAGATAGAAGTTCCACCTACTTTATATATGATTTTGCCTCAAGACTATGTTAACTATGTAAAGCTAACTTGGCTTGACGAAAGTGGTGTTGAAAGAATAATTTATCCAACTTCTAAAACCAGTAACCCATTACCGATTATACAAGACAGCAATTACGAATACACATTTGATGATAACGGAGAAATTCTTTATGCGCAGGAATCCGAAACCTGGGAAAGATTTCAAAACTCTAATGATGATATATTAGTAGACTCTAACAGTAGAGATGCGAGAGAACTTACTCGTGCTGATTTTGCTGGAGGCAGATATGGTTTAGATCCGCAGTATACTCAATCAAATGGAGTGTTTTATATTGACCAAATAAAAGGGTTGATACACTTTAGCTCTGATATGACGAATCGTATTGTAACTTTAAAATACATAAGTGATGGTCTAGGGTGCGAAGATGATATGGTCGTGCATAAATTTGCCGAGGAGGCTATATATAAACATATTGCGCATGCTATTTTAGCGACTAGAGCTAATACTCAAGAATACCTTGTAATGAGGTTTAAAAAAGAAGCAAGGGCCGCTAAGCGTAATGCTAAATTAAGATTATCAAATATAAAATTAGAGGAAATTTCGCAAACTATGCGAGGCAAGTCTAAACAAATAAAACACTAATATATGCCAGAATTTATCCGTTCTTTCCAAACTGGAAAAATGAATAAAGATCTTGACGAACGATTAGTGCCTCAGGGCCAGTATCGCGACGCTTTAAATTTAGATTTAGCAAATTCAGAAGGATCTAACGTAGGTACTCTACAGAATATAAAAGGCAACGTTGAATTGCGTGGAAAAGCGGTTGATACAAATGGATGGACCGCTAATTATATAGATGATCTAGATAACCCTATATGCGTTGGATCTATAAAGAATGATATCAACGAAAAAATATATTGGTTTGTTGCGTCTGACAACGTTAGTGCAATAACTGAACTTGACACCACGACCGGATTTGTTAGACCTGTCCTGATTGATACGAACGGCATATTAAACTTTTCAAAAGATTATTTAATAACGGGTATTAATATAATAGACAAATTCTTGTTTTGGACAGACGACCAATCTGAACCAAAAAGAATAAATATAGATAAATTTAAAGCTGGATCTTGTAATTGGCTTACGCACACTAAAATACCTGATTGGCT